GATGTGGTTTAGTCTGTTTGTAATACTCTTTTAATAAAGTATCTTTATCTACATTTGAGTAATCAGCGTTTAATCTAACGTAGTCCTCAACTGTTCCACCTGTATCTTCCATAAAGCTTACCAGTTTCTCTATGTTTTCTGGTAGTTTTATTTCTGGTTGTCTTTCAACAACGTCTTCTAATACAGGCACTTTTACTTCTTCAATAACTTCTTCTTCTGTAATTTCAGATATAGGAGACGTAGTTTCCTCTTTTGTTTCTACTACTTCTTCCTTAGCTTCTACTTTTTCTTCTTTAATTACAGGTTCTTTTTTAATAATTACTTTATCTACAGGTTTTTTTTCTTCTTTAACCTCTTCTTTTTTAGATAAATCTATTTTAGCTGTTGTTGCTTTTTTATTAGTAAGTTTTTTTACTTTAGGCTTCTTAACTTTAAACTCACCTTGTTCTAATTCCCCTTTAGGGTTTTCTTTTATTTTTTCTGACATAATATAATATAATAGTTAATATAAAATTATTTAGGGCCAAACTGCTCTAAACCAAAACCGCCCATAGTATCATTACCTGCGGATTCAAAGTTTTTAGGTAATAAATCATTTTTTCTTTGATCTATAAGTTCAGACTGCTGTGTTGCTTGCATTTCTGTTCTTTGATCTTTTCTGTCTTCTTTAAAGTTCTCATTTTCTTTTTTAGCCTGAGACCCCATTTGAGCTAATTGCATGTTATAGCCAAATTCAACTTCCATTAACTGCTGTTTTATTTGAGCTTCTCTTTCCATCTTTTGTATCTCAAACTGAGACTTAGCTTGTTCATAGCTTATATTTTGCTGTGATATAACTTGTTGTTTTTGAGATTCTGCTAATGCTATTTGTTCTGCTGCTTGAGCATTTGCTTGAGCTTGCGCTTGCATGTTTTCTTGTTGCATGGTTTGATCTTTAGACTGCTTGTCTTTACGTCTTTTCTTTAGCATCTGATTAGCAAGTTTAAGATTATTAACTTGCCTAATATCAATAGCATCTTCTAAATCTATTTGACCACCTTTTAAAGCTATTTGTATATTTTGCTCTAACACTTGCTTTTCTTCTTCGTCAGGCTCTAATTCTAAGAATATACCAAAATCATGTATATTTACTTTAGATAATTCTTCTAATGTAGCTACGTTATACCTAGATATACTAGACATTAAAGTCTGTTTAGTTAAAGGAAACATTAAAGCATCTGATATTCTTAGAGATATGTTTTCACAAGATCTCAATGTTAAATATAAACTAGCTTGTAGTATATGCCTAGTTGCTACATTTGAGTTGGCAGCTGCAAGCTTTTGTAAACCAACTAGTGATTGTTTGTCAGGTAATGTACCATCTCTAGCTTCATTAAGACCAGTCACGTCTCTTATCATTTTAAGATAATACTCATAAGTTTGTATTAAAGACTGTATTTTAGCGCCACCAGAACTAGACTGTAATTCTTGAATAGGCACTTTACCAGGATTCATACCACCATCTTGAGTCATGGATCTACCTATTACAGATCCAGTTTGAAAATACATATTTAAAGCTTCAGCTGGATTATAATTAGTACCATTTCCTAAATCAACCTCTGCTAAACCATCCATATCCAAATAAACTCCATCAGGAACCACTCTAGACATTACTTGTTGCAGTTTTAGATGAGTTAATTGAATCATATCAGCAAAACCAGTAATACGAGACACTATAGACTCTATCCTACCCTTATACATTCTAGGAGCAACTATATTATAATTCATATTAACCTTAACAGTATCAGACATAGGTCTAGTCATATTTTCAGCTAACTCCCATTTCAACATCTTGTTGTGTCCTAATATTTTAGCTCCAGAATAAAGAACTTCAATAGCCCTAAAAGCTTTAGTAAAACCTTCAGTATCTTCTGGTGGATTAAACGAATCAGTTTTTTCAATAGCTTTTTCTAAACCATTTGCTGTTTCTTTAATTTTAAACACTTGATTAGCAAAAGTTTTATATTCAAAATATAATACTTGAATTGTATTGTCATCATATCTACCGCTCCAGTTTCTAGTATAATTTTGATTACCTGGATATTTTTGAATCTCTTTAAGTTCTTCTGGCGTTAAATAAGGAAATTGCTTTTTAAGCTCTGGCATACTTATAGACTTTACTTCACCAACGTAATATAAGTCTTCAAAATTAGGATCTTCACTATAAGAGTAAACTAAACTAGCTGGGTCAACATAGTCTAAAGTAACGCCTTCAGATCTATTGAAATCAGTTTTAACAGCTGATATACCTAAAACAGTTAGATCGTAATTTAATCTTCTTCTTATTAAATCATACTTATTATTAGCTAAAACATTGTTTATAACCTCTTCCTCTGCTACTTCTATAGATTCCTTATAACTCATCTGCATGTGAAGTTGTATATCTTCTTCACTTTCCATACCTAAACCAATTCCTTGAGATGCAGAAACATCCATACCGGTTATTTGATTTATTTGATTAATAAGATCTTTTTCCATCATGTCTCTTTGCAAAGACTCAGCATATTTAGTTCTTTTAACTAATGACTCAGGATCTTGAGCGTAAGCTTTAATTTCGTAGTTTCTTTGTGACATACCATTTACAACTATGTCAACAAATTTAGGTATAACTGGTACAGGTTTCCAGTCTAAGTTTAAGTAAGATAAATCACCATTGATAGATAGCTCATCTTTATATTTTTGAACTGATTGCTCTCCTCTAGCGTATAATCTTAAATTGTGAAAAGAATTATAGTTGCTACCAAACCTATCTGAATAACCATTGCCGTTAGTAAACCACTCAGACTCTACAGCTCTACCTACTTGTAAGCCATACTCTTCTGTAGCTTTCTCCGCGTCTGGAACTACTTGGTCTGGAAATGAACTATTATAATTAGTATTTATCATTTATTTTATTTTTGAAACATAACCTGTATTATCATATCTTTTAATGCCTAAGTTTATAGACTGTTTCTTTCTAGCAGCTACTGGTGTATACCTGTTCTTGTGACAAGCCATGATAGCTAAGCCAGAACTAATAGAAGCATCATGTTTTGTTCTATTATTTATATTAAATACAGCCCAATCTTCTAATGTACTTTGATGATACATATCACCATGTCCACTTTCTGTTGCTCCTACATGTTCTTCTATGTAAGACTCTATAGCAGCAGCGTGTGCTTGCTTAATATCTTCACTTGAATTAGGTATTCCACCTATTTCTTTTTCAGTTACAGAAAGTTTGTTCCAAATTTTATCAGGACGATTAATTGAAAAACCTCTATAACCTCTACGCTTAAAATAATATAATAATCTAGGTTTATTATTCTCAGCTAGTATGGGCATACCATAAAACACACAAGCCATAAGTACATCTTCAAAAAATATTTCAGCCGTTTGAGGTCTTGATATATATTCTAAGAAAAAGTGATTAGGTGGTGAATCTTCCATAGAAAACTTAGTTAATCCATGTAGTGAACCATTAGATCCTTTTCCATCTACAGTTCCAGAGATGTCGTAACTATCACAACCAAATGCACCTATATGATCATTACCAGGGTATTTCCCATTATTTTTGTTAATTATTTTGTTTTGCAAATTAACAGGTGGTACCCAACTTATTTTAAATCTACCATCTTTATTAGGAGAGAACACAACCTTGCTATCTTTAATTCCGTTTTCCCACATGAAGCTACCTGTTGTTACAGCAGCTGCATTATTAGACTCTAAGTTGTAATCTATTTGTTGGTATATTTTAGTTAAGTTAAATAAACTTTCTTTAGCCTCGTCTCTAAACGCATGCATTTCAGTTCTTGGAAACTGCCTATAATATTCATTTAAACTGTCTTGATCGTTTCTTAAACCATCTACTTCGTTTTCCCAGTGTTCAATAACGCCTGTTGTAATGTCATAACCGTCTGCTCCTTTGATGCTATCTTTTTCTCTAATGAAAACAGGTGATCCGTAAGAATCCATGAATCCTTCGTAGTTCCACTCCATAGGGATGAACAAAGAATAGAGTCCAGAAGAAGTTTGTCCGTTACGATTTCTTTTTGTAACGTCTGAATTATAGTATAACTTTTTGAAGTTGTTTCCACCTTTATCTAATGCGTTTGAAGTTGAGCCCATCATACACTTGCCTACGATTCTTGATCCTAGTCTTAGCGTTGTTTTTGTAACTCTCCAGTTATTTAATATATTATCAGGTCTTTCCCATTTACCACTTTCATCATGAGCTAATAATTTTAGCTTTTCACCATCGTAAGAGTTGTCGCCCGTGTTTTTCCAATCAATAGTTGTATCAAGCCCATCAAGCTCTTTTAATTGCTCATTACTCTCAAGCTTTCTTCTAGTAAGTTTTGAAGCCGGAACCCTATAC